TTGCATTGTTTCTGTTGAATGTGTATAAGTGTTTAATGTTGTTTGTATATTTGCATGGCCTAATCTCTCTTGTACATCTTTAGGTTTTGCACCGTTCTCAATTAAATAAGTAGCATGAGAATGTCGTAAGCTATGATAATTAAAAGCTATTTGTAAATCATAGTTTATTATTTTTGCACAGTATTTAAAACTATTTGTGGAAGTATAACCCCCGTCTTCATCTACATTAATAAGTTTAACCCTTCTTAAATCTGATATACCTTTTTCTACTGGCACAATTCTTTGAACATCATTTCCCTTTTCATCTTTTTCTATCTTTACTACATGAGTAATATAGTATCCACCATATTTTAACTCATTTTCGGCTTGTTTTATTTTTTCTAATACTAAAACATCATGTAGCACTTTCCCGAATTTTATAATCCTGTAAGAAGATTTGCTTTTTAATGATGTGAAATACCATGATGCATTTTTTTCTTTAACTTTTTCGCCTATACCTTTCCTTACGTCTAAGCCATAGTTTCTTTTTACAACTTGTTTATTGACATTTAAAGTATCATTTTCTAGATCAATATCATCCCAAGTCAAAGCAAATGCTTCGGATATTCTCAACCCAGTATACCAACCTATCATTAATGATATATAAAATCTAGTATCAATAAATTTTTCACATATTTTTTTAAAATCATCAACAGCAATTACATATCTTTGCTTATTCTCGTTGCCACTCTCATATTTAGGAATCTTAGCATCTAAACAAGGGTTATGAGATATATATTTACAAGTAATAACCGCATATCCAAGAGCAGATGTGAACAAATTAAATATATTAGATAATTGACCTCTCGAAAATCCTGTTCTTTTAGAATCGTTTAGCCAGTCTTGAATTATATTAGGTGTTAAAGCTTTTAATTTATAAATGCCAAATTTAGGCTTTAAATAATTATTAACCATTTTTACATAATTTATTTGTGTTGTATATTTTAAATTCATTTTACAATATGTGTCTAACCAATAATCTAAATAATCACTTACTGTGATATCAGATGGTGTAAATATCGAACCTGCGTTATTGTATTCATTCATTGCTTTAGTTCCTGCTGCTGACGCTTCTTTTTTTGTTGCAAATTTTCCTTTTGTTTTTGTTTTATATTTACCATCAGTATCTTTGTAAGAGACACGATACTGCCATCCGTTATCTTTCTTTTGAATACTAGCCATATTGATTCAACTCCTTAGTTTTGCTACAATAGGCATGACTAAATAAGCCTTACGTTTATTTGTGTCCAGCACGTCCTCGACCGCCAAGAAGAGGGACGTGCTTTCTTATTATTTGAGACTAAAGAAAACTTTAGAATTAAAATCGGTGAAAGAAATTAAAGTATCATCACCTGTAGGAACTAATAATGCAACTTTACCTGAAAGTTCTCCACCTTCATAAAGTTCTTTGTATCCAAACTCACTACCTTCTGAAAATGTACCATAAGTATCTTGTGCAACCTCTTCACCGTTAGAGCTAATAGGTGTAAAAGAAGGCATTGCGTAGTATGGCTCATCTTGACTACCTTTATTCATCTTCATTTTAACATCAAATACTAACCATTCTTTTCCTTCTGGGGCAGCTTCATTGTACTCATTTTCAGAGAGTAAAAAATCGTAAGCTTCCTGACCACGCAAAGGATTGCTGATCGTCATTGAAATATTAGAATTTATTTCTGTTCCATCTTCCGCATAGTAAGTGTTATCAAATGTTGCTGTACTTCCTAATGGAACAGGGTTAGAACGTTTGCCGACAGCACTTTCTTCAGCAGTACTAGAAGAAGCTGTTTCACTAGCAGTAACAGCTGTACTTGTTGAATTAGAAGATACCTTAACTTCTGAGTCTCCGCTGCTACAAGCCGCTAAAGTAATACCACATAAAGTAACTAGCCCTAAACTTAATAATTTTTTCATTTCAAATACTCATTCCTTTGTTATAATATATTTGTACATTCTTAGGAATGAACCCTGCTTTTAGAAGTTGCCGCTTCTAAAGGCTTTTTTTATCCAAAAACTCTCAAAGGTTCGACTAATATAAACTCATTGTCGAACGTAAATTTGAAGTTGCGATGATAGTGAAATTTACCGAATTTGTTAAAGTAATGGACTAAAGCATCTTCGAAAAAATCGGGAGTTACATCTAGGTATTCACTGCATTCGTAGATATTAGTGCAACCATTCAGTCCGCATTCTAAAAGATCATCAAGTGTGATTAAAATTTCAATTCCAAACCTTCTAGCTTTCCATTCCTCTTTCCAAGATCCAGAAGCTTTGTAGTCAATAATGTTACCAACGGTCTTTTTATGATGACCATATTCTTCCGCTAAGACAACCTTCTTTTTTCTATTAGTTTTGGTTTTATCTAGGTAAATTCGGTTGCTTCTATATAGACCGGTATAACCAGTATCTTCTTCAAGCGGTAATTCGATAACCGGAATTTCATTCATAACTTTATCCAAAAGATTTTCATAATCATCCATTTGCAACCCTACTTACCATCAAATTTTTTATCAGCTTCATCAAGATATCGATTAAGTTCGATAAATTCTTCTTGAGTAATCCTTTTGTTAGGATCGTCGGAGTGGGCAGCAATAGTGAAGTTTTCTTTATTCTGTTCGTGCATTTTGTATTTAGCAAAGTCGAGTACATCATCTTTTTTACTAGTATCTAGATTTTGGAAAATATCCATTAATTCAATTTGTTTTGGATCTACTTCATTCGAAAAAGTAGATTCATGGATTTCTCTGGTCATTGGCGAGTCCATTCCCATGAGCCATGCTTCATTTACTTCTAAAGCATTTGCCATAAGAAAGATGTTATCTTGTTTCGCTTCGTATTTCCCATTTATATAGTCGCTGATAGAGTTACGACCAATTCCAGTACGTCTAGCTAATTCAGCTTGAGATATATTTTTATTTTTTAAAGCTATTTTTAGCCGATCAGAAAAGTTGTTCATTATTCTGTACACCCCTTTACAATGATTATACTGTTAAGAATTCTGAATAGCAAGCAAAAGATACAGAAAACTGAACAAAATGTATTGACATTCTTTTTTTTTTAAACTATGATGGTTTTGTACAGAAAACCGAACAGTTTGGAGGGGAAAAGAATGAAAAAAATAGACATCGTCTACGATTATGAATTGCTGAAGGATAAAATATCGGAAAAAGGACTTACTCAAGAAACCTTAGCACCTAAACTAAATATGAGCAGAACCTCGCTGAATCTAAAATTGAATAGCAAGTCAAACTTCACGCAAACTGAGATAAAAGTTATGGCTGAATTGCTAAATATTCCTTCAAAAGAACTGGGGAATTATTTTTTTAAAGGTTTTGTACAGAAAAATGTACAAAATGTCAAGGAGGTGATTTAATGTCTCAAACTATTGAAATCAATACCCCTATTCAAATCTTAATACCTTCACATTTAAAAGTTGTTGAGATTGAAGAATATGAATCGTTAAAGAAAAAAGATTTGATGGGTCAAACATGGACAATGGATGATCTTAAGGATCGGCTGCAAACTACTGACGAAGATTGGATAAAGGAAAAAATCCTTTATCCAAACAGAGAAATACTAGATGTCAGGAACGGCGGTTTTGTTCGTTACTCTAAAGGCAAAGGGAATCCTTGGAAATTCAATGCTTTAAAAATGGCGAAGTATTTGCAAGAAAA